CTGGCCTGCAAAAAAAAACCCCTTACTGCTGCGCCGGTCGTACCCTCGTATAGAGGCGGCGCATGAGTAAGGAGTCTTCTAGTTGCGTACGACCACAACGGGGTAAACCCTAACACAAAAAAAAACCCAGATCAAGTGACCTGGGCTTAACGGCCTGTAGCGGGCCGAGAGGAGACAACAGCGAACAGAGAGACTATACCAGTTTTGGCTTACGCATATAGGCTCCTGTCATTGACCTGACCTTGGCAACCTCCAGGGCTGACCTGCGACCTATCCAGTCACCATCTGATGACGTTCCTTTCAAGTCGCTACCGGACTTGTGGAATAGTGTGCCGGGGTACATACACCTCTTCTCCATGATCATCTTCGCCTGGTACTCAGGGCTGCAATCTTCGCAGAATGAGTGAGCTGGGGCAGGAGGAGCCTGACGGGCGTAGGACATCCAACCCTGGTATTGCTTGGCATCCTCAAAACACTTGGGGTAGTAACGGTTGCTTGCCATGTCAGACTCGGATGTTAGAGACCCACTCGTAGGGGGCGGGTTGGACGAAAAGTTGCTCATATGACACCTTGGCTTTCAAGACGATCAACTCTTGCATACTTTTCATCTTTCCACCGTACGATACCCATATTCCGGGCTTCAACATATGCGGTACATACATTGCATGATTCAGATAGAAACAGGGCTGTAATACTTTCTTGCGGGATTCTTTGGGGGAAGTCATGACAGTTTCTCCAGTGCGTCGTTAACAGATTGGATAGCAAGAGCTAGGGTATCGGCCTCTTGTGATGGGGTAACAGGTTGGATCTTGAGAATGTAGTAGGCACTCTCCATAGCCGATAGGGCCTTCTGCATGGCTGGTTTGCAGTCATCCTGACCCATAGACCTACCAATGTGAAAGGCGTGTCCTAGCTCGCTCCTGCAATCCTGGTAAGCCTGGTGATACACAGCCTTACCGAACTCTAGTACACGCTGTTCTACCTCTCTTTGGGGCTGCTTTACAGCCCTCCAGTACTGCATCAACTCGAAATCATTCATGTGTTCTTCTCCTTATTGGGCCACTCAGCCCACATGATTGGATTACCTATTAGATCTTCCTTCTCAAACACCATCGTCGCAAACTCTAATGGGGACACTTGGACCCGCTTTGCCCGAACCAAACCATCTCGTTCTGCTTCAGCGACAAACGAGGCGAACTTCTCAAATATATCTACTATGGAATCTGGAACCCCAAACTGCGTTGCCAGCCCAGCCTCCCGCGCCATGCGGATGATTTCTTCTTTATTCATCTGATCACCTTCTCTATTAGATTACGCGATAGGGGTTTCTCACCTAACAACCAGGACTGGAACCTACCCATGTCCCAAGTAATAATACGGAACCTATTGGGTGGTATATATCCTGTACTGATTTGAGACTTGTCCCAATCCTTGACTATCTTACCGTTAATAATCATTGGGTTCCCTCGACATAATGATCATCATACAACCTAGTGCACCTAGTAAACAGGAACCCATAAGGTATGGTTCACCTACTACAGCACCTATGATTCCACCACAAAATAGACCGATAAATATAACTTGAAAGATAAGATTAACCATGATTGATCCAGATATGATGGGGGACTCACAATCCCCCAGATGATTAGATAGCGTACTGGGACCGATCAGCACCGTTGATCCATTTCGGGGTCTTACCCCTACCTGACCATGTGGCGCCACTAGCAGGGTCTCGATACTTAGCCGGGATCTTCCCTCCTGGCTTAGGTCCTGCCTTAGCCTTAGCTGGTTTGTCCAGTCCCAGGTCCTTGGCCGTGATCCCGTAGCTGGCGATCATGGCACGGGCTGCATCGATAGCTTGTTGCTTTTCCTCACGCTTGACACGCTCTGCCTGGGCTTGCAGATCCGCAATCTTGGCTTGGATTTCTTCGTAAAACATCACACACACTCCAATGATGCCCCGTAAGGGGCGATAGAAGCCTCTCAGTGAGGCAAAAAGGGTTAGGTTGAGGCTACCCTACATGGTAGGGGTCAGGAAACGATCTGGGGTCGTTTGGAAAGGTTCTTGCGACGTTTCATTTGAATATCGGAAATGGCCTCGATCTGGGTCCAGAGTTTGGCAACGTATGCGTTACCGTGGACACCTGCCCCGATGCTCAGGGTTTCGTAGCAGTCGTGCAACGCATGGGCCAGGGAAGCGTCGGATTGACGTTCAAATTGTGCGGTGTAGTGATTCATTTTCAACCTCAGGGGATATGATAGGTACGTTTGCGAGAACACGGGTTTCCCCGTTTTTCATGAGTCCGACGATCCTGAGACCGTCAGGGGTTCTGGTGATCTGCCACGCCACGGGATCACCGTCCAGCAGTAGGTCTAGCAGTTGGTCAACGGTGGGTTCCATAGATAAACACCAGATATGATTATCAGATTATGGGGGGAGATTATCCCCCCGTCAAGAGGTTAAACGTATTGGTACTCAGGAATCTTCACCCATGCGGTAGATCCGTCCGGAAGCTCGCCCGCAACGTGGTTGAATTCCCACTTCAAGTTCTTGCACAACTCTACAGCGGCCATACAGTGCGCTCCATAAGAGTCTAGATCGTACTCATAAGGAACGGTGACGCTTAACCCGCCGCAGGACACGGCCTTGATCCGCGCACCCTTGGTGTTGGTTGGCCCGATATACTTGGTGACGATTGCTTGCATGATTGATCCTCTTGATTAGATTTGATTACGCTCATCAGTACCGGTCTAACCGGTAGACCCTCTCCCGAGGGTTTCGCGTTGTCAGTGTCTTACCAGCCTAGCAGCTGTGCTGTGTACAGATACCACTGTAGGAACATCAATGCTGTGAACCCTACACAGATCACCACTACTGCTGTACCACTTAAGTCTCTCATGCTGTCCTCTCTTTGTTAACCGGTTCACCGTGAACCGTTAGATAGATAGTCTCACAACATAATCCTCTTGTGTGAACTATTTTCTCTTTTTTTTTGTTTTTTATACTAGAGGAAACCCTAGTGTACAGATGTACAGTACTGTACCTGTCTGTACTGTACATGTTACCTGTCTGTACACATCTGTACTATATGTATATATATGGTGTCTGTTCTGTACATGTCATCCCGTCCTGTCTCGACGAAGTGATCGGGTGATCACCACAATCCCTGTTCTATCGTATTGGGGTTCCCGATAGCCTGGGCCTATGGGCCTCTCCCTCCCCTCTCCCGCATTCACGCTAGCATCTAGCCCGATCCACGCCCACGTTTGCACGCTGTTTCCGGCATGGGCTGGGACGCCAACCCGACACCGTGCTACCATCCGCGCATCCCGCAGGCCGAGGAGGTGGGACATGACCCCCGTGTGTGCGTGCACCCAACGCTTCTCCCCCCCAAGAAAAATCCATGTCATTTAATCTGGCTCAGTTCTACAAGTTCTGTAGTGAACTTAAAATAGAGACTAAGGAACATGGTCTCAGGAAGATGGATAGATTATTAGGTACTCAGACATATATTATGGATGAGATAGCCAAAGGTCTACAAGATGATATTCATTTCTTTGTGATATTAAAGGGTAGACAGTTAGGGATAACTACCATATCTCTAGCGTTAGATCTTTACTGGCATTTCTTACATCCTGGATTACAGGGTACATTAACGACAGATACGGAAGAGAACAGGGATATGTTCCGTAGTACTTTGTCCATGTATATGGATGGGTTACCCAGAGAATATAAAGTACCTATTATTGCTCACAACAGAAACCACATCTCGTTGAAGAACCGTAGTCGGTTGTTTTATCAGGTGGCTGGATTGCGTTCTAAGGGGTCTCTGGGGCGCGGTAAGGCGATAACGTACCTGCATGGTACTGAGACATCCAGTTGGGGAGATGAGGAGGGCCTAGCGTCTCTCTTGGCTTCTCTTGCCGAGACCAATCCTCAGCGGTTGTATTTGTTTGAGAGTACTGCTCGTGGGTTTAATATGTTCCACGATATGTATGTCACGGCTAAAAAGGCTAGAACACAGAGGGCTATATTCTGTGGTTGGTGGAGAAATGAACTTTATTCTGTAGAAGCAGAGACGAATGTCTATAAAGTTTATTGGGATGGTAAGTTAACAGGGGAAGAGAAAGAGTGGGTGAAGGACATCAAGAAGTTATACGGGGTGGAGATCAACAGCAGGCAGATGGCGTGGTGGAGGTGGAAGCTGCACGAGGGGATCAAGGACGATGCGCTGATGTACCAGGAGTTTCCTCCTACGGAAGACTACGCATTCGTGATGACTGGTACGAGCTTCTTCTCAAACTCCCGGTGTACTGACGCTGCCAAGAAATCTCGGCA